GGGTGGGTGGCGCTTCGTAGGCCTAGTCAGCCTACCGCCAGTTGGCGCAAATGTACTTACCTCTTGTATGTAAGGAGTGTCATCTTGGAGGAACCTTTTTATGGGAACGGTGCGGGTGTTCAGATGTCTCTCTTCGAGGATTCTCTTCCTCGCTTTGAGATTTCTTCTCGCCCTCATGTTTCTCAGCTTCGTAACGTTCCTGATCCGTTCTGGGGGTCTTCCCTCAGAATCGTTCACGGAACTCCTTACGACGTTGAGATTCCTTCTTTGATTCACTCCCAACCACAATAGGAAAGCACATGACGACCGGTAGTTGGACCATCGGAAATCCCTTATACCAAACCTCTAACCTTTACGCTCGTAAAAGCTGGAGTGGTGGTAATGGGAAAACCGAAACTTGGCAAGGGGGAACCCGAGTCAAGTGGAACGACTATGCCATGTTTCATCATCGGTTTTTCACTTCTAAAGACGTGAATTCACCGATATTTAGCAATGGCTACGGCGCCCTGACTAATCAGGACGAAGTGTCCCTTAAAGCGAAGTGTGGCTGGACTGCCAACGATGATTTGCGCTTGCTTGATAAGCTTGCGCAAACTATCAGGGGGCATTCCTTCGACCTCGGCATTAATATTGCTGAGGCTTCGAAAACCTACGCTTCAATTCTTGGGAATCTCCGGTCTTTAGGAACTGCACTCGTTGACCTTAAGCACGGCAATATTGCTGGTGCTTTTAGGGCTTTGGGTGTTCCTTCGAAACGTCGGCGGCGCTTGCGCGCCAAAGACGTATCTGGGAGATGGTTGGAGATGCAGTATGGCTGGCTTCCGTTGGCTTCACAGTCGTTCGAGGCTTCTAAAGCTCTAGCGGCTGTTACTGGCCCTCGGGTGCTCCGTTTCTCTGCATCTGTCGCAACTAAGCACGGCTCTTACGACGGTAGTGCTGGTCCTACCCATTACAAGTATCCGGTGAACGTGAGTTTCTCATCGAGGATCCTTGCGGAACTCTATGAGGATATCTCACTTCAACGGAGCCTTGGTCTGGTGGACCCGCTTTCTATCGCTTGGGAGGTCGTGCCTTACAGTTTCGTTGTGGATTGGTTTCTCCCGGTAGGTACATACCTATCGGCCTTAAGCATCATTCCGAGGCTTAAGGGTAGATTCCTTACCACCACGCGACTGGCTCAGAAAGCAGGCCAATTCATCCCCCTTGGTGGGGGTCTTGAAAAGGACTGCGGTAAAGTTGAGAGATGGTTCGTCACTCGGCGAACTGTCTCTAACTCTCTGAGTGTGCCAATGCCTACCTTTAAATCGTTGCCTCAGGCTTTATCACCTAGGCATATCTTTAATGGCGTGGCATTGATCCATCAGCTCCTAAAATAGTTCTCTCTTTATATCTAAGAGGTACGTGGCTTTTATGCCTGCAATGACGAATCTTCTCGTCAAAGACGACGGTACTCCGACAGAGTTCACTTTGATCCCAGTGACGGACTCACCGTGGCCCTATTGGAGGGCTGCAGTGGCGAACGTCCCTGTGGATGGTCAGCCGAGACTCACTCTCTCGCAAGAGAAGGTGAAATCGGGTGATTACACAGTGAGGTTGAAGCTCGAGGTCCCCGTTATGGAGACCCTGGGTGCCTCAGGGACATCTGCTGGATATGTAGCTCCCCCTGCCGTGGCTTATACCATGGTCGGGATTGCTACCATGTTCGCTCCCTCGCGGTCTACTACCGCTGATCGAGCGAATCTCCTGCGGATGATGGTCGGTATTCTCCAAGGTGCATCCAGCACCACGAATACCGGCACTCTAGCGAATAACGCAGCTGCGGATGCCTGGAAGAACTCTGTTCTCCCGGTTACGCAAGCGTTTGTATCGCTGTTGCTCCCTAACTAGCCTGGAAAGCCAGTTAGAACTCTCTTACACAGCTCTATAAGGAGGAGCCGTGCAAAGGTTTGAGGAAACTCGAGGATTGGGTGAAACCCTGTCCTTCATCTTGGATCTCTCTTCCGAGTGCGCAGCATTAGGAGGTCCGTTGAGCCAGCAGCTTAATGCTCTGGTTCAGTCCGGCTCCTTTCGTGAGGTCGTCGATTTTAATATCGACTACTCCGCGGTGGATAAGAGTCAAGTTAACGACCTTGTTTATGCCCGTCAGATCAAGGGTCTTGTTGAAAAACAAGATTTTCTTGACTTAGGGTATGATCGTAGGAAGGAAGCTATACTCAAGTTCATTGCTGCCGAACTGAAATGCGCTGAAACGAATACTAGACTATGGGAGACGCGTCCTAAAAAGGACGTTGCCAGTGTATTGTACACTGCCCAACGAATAATCGCGTCTATCCTTGGTCCGGTGCCTAGTTACAGCGATATGTCCTTTCAGTTCGGTCCAGGAGCTTCGACAAACGTCGTCGGGCGTGTAGCTAGTTTTAGATCAAAGCTAGCAGCGCCAATGCAGTGTAGTCAGAGCCTTGCTTCGAGTGTCGGGGATTTTCTTAGTGAATTTCCCCTTTGGTGTGACACTGTTGCCACCGAGCATCGTGATGATGTTTGGGTGGTTCCAGTGAACATACGGCCTGCGAAGCTCGGCTTTGTGCCGAAGACCTCAAAGACGGATCGAACCATTTGTGTAGAGCCATCACTTAATGCCTTAGGGCAAAAAGGTATTGGTTCCTATATGAAGAAAAGGCTCGGTTTGTTTGGGGTTAACCTCCGTGACCAGGGGATAAACCAGCGTCTTGCACTCCTCGGGAGCATCGATGGCTCGTTAGCCACGATAGACCTTAGTAGTGCTTCAGACACTGTTAGTTATTCCCTTGTTATGTCGCTTCTTCCTTTTGAGTGGTTCTCACTTTTGGACCGCTTTAGATCGGAAAGCGTTGAGTACGAGAACGTTACTATCCAGCTGGAGAAATTTAGCTCGATGGGTAACGCATACACTTTTGAACTTGAGAGCTTAATCTTTTATGCTCTCTCGCTCGCAGTGTGTGACTTCCTCGGACTCTGGGGTGAGCCAATCTTTGATAGGGGTAGACTCCTGATAAGAGCCTGGCCTATCTCGGTTTACGGTGACGATATTATCGTCCCCGTTCCGGCCTACGATCTTCTCGTTGAAGTCCTGGAGTGGTGTGGCTTCGAAGTTAACACTAAGAAGTCATTCTGCTCTGGTTCTTTTCGAGAATCCTGTGGGCTAGATTGGTTCGACGGTTTCGATGTTAGGCCTTGGTATCTCAAGACTGAGATATCAGACCGAGTCCTCTTTTCCGCGCACAATTTCTTTCTGAGGAAGGGAGAGCGGGCCTTGGCAAAGGTTTGCTTTTCCTACACTAGGAAGAAATTTCGCTTATTCGGTCCGGACGGCTATGGTGACGGTCATTTGATCGGCACTTATAGCTTGACGAAGCCGCGTGAGCGTACGTGGGACGGAGGATTCTTCCGAAGTTGGCGCGGTGTACCTTTACGTAATGTAAAGGTCTACCACACCGACGTCCTCATCCCTTCCTACACAGTATATGTTAGGACTGGTGAGGATACTTCGACGGACCCTTTTATTATAAGAGGAACGAAGAAGTATAGGATGACATCGAT